TCACGGAGTGGGCCTTTCAAGTCATCAAGCACCCGGCGGCGATCCGCCTCGGGACCGATTATGGTTAACCGTAACTTTGCACTATCGTCTATAAGACTACCGGCCTGAAGCATCTGTACAGCCTCGCTTCGTGTAATCGGCCGGCCGTCTACTGTAATCCGCTCCGTACTGCTACCGAGACTCGCACGGTCAATCCCAAAATTCGTTACGCCGTCTTTATCAACTGTCGCGCCGTGTAGGATTTCAGATGGCAACGGTGACTCCTGACTCTGCCCTGCATCAGACTTGTTATCCCTCCCCGCCTCCGCTATAGTGTCCACTGGTACAGATGACTGTGACGTTTGAGAAGATATACTCGGTGTAGAAGCCGCGGCTGATTCCCTACCTACCCTCGGAGGAGAAAAGGCCGGGTCGTCTCTCCATAATAGCAGGTTTACTGTTTGCCCAGGAGAGAACTGTACAGTCCACGATCTCTCGATATCGCCCCACCTCGCTGTTACATGATACTGATAACGCCGGCCTACCTCCAGTGGACGCGTGTTCACACGCCCACGGCCATTTTGTAGTGGCACCCACTCCCCGTTGAACGCAACACGCCCATCAGCTGGCACTACTACAATATCAAAGGTGGCGGGCCGCAATTCTATACTACGAACGACTTGAGCAGGCCGCCACCCTGAGTTAGAGACAACTGTACACCCACCCGGTCCACACTGACCCAGCACCGATACTAACAAGATCGCGAGCATCGTTCACCCCCTACCTAGTCCATATTTCGAGGTGGCGGCGGCGGTGGTGGTGCTAGGAGGATTACTGCCCATCCGGTACCAAAGCCCGTCCATGTTCTCCGAAACTCCTCAGGCGTCATCCACTCGACCTGATTCTCCCCGATATAGTTGTTATCTAGCACCGCAAACCACCGGTCGTCTGCATGTACAAGGTTTACCATATGAGCGATCCGCTGACCGCCATACCGACCACTCGGACTAAATGTATAGGTAACGCCAGGCATCCGCCCCGTGCGACATGCAAGCTTTAACAATTCGAGATCGTTCCCTTCATAATTCAAGAACGCCGGCGTAGTATTGTACCCTTTTTCTCTGGCCATTTGGGGAAGATAACGCTCAACGGCCCCAGGATATGCACCCCCAGGAATCCTATGCTGCTGAATCCATGCAGGTGCCTCCTGGTAGGCCGGTACATTCTGCCATACCGCTGCATGGTGAATCGATGTCCATACGCAACACCCCTGCCCCTGCGATACAGAGTTCCGCCGATGTAGGTCTACAGGTAGGTCGCACTGTACCTCTGTACCATCAGGTGCCCGTGGACCACTAACTACTGCTCCCACACATATAGCCGCTGTACACACAACCAGCAATATTACCACGGTAAGCCGCATATTACTCCTCGCTTATACGTTTTGTATGGATGCGCAGAATCTTCTGATAAGGATCACTCCAACGCCACTCCGGTTCTCGGCCTGGAGCCAGTACCTCATAAACTACCGTCCTGCCATTAGAGGTCTCGCGAATCTCATCGCCACGCTGAGGGAGTATCCTCCGACCAGCGAGGACCAAATCCTCGGCCGCGATTAAAAAGTCACGGTCCGTCCAAACTATTCGGACTCCACCGTAGCCATCATCGAGCTTTAAGACTGTACGCCCAATGATCGCCTGTACAGTTACCTCATCTGTCCCACGACGGTACACTACTGACCGCGCGGCATACCTCTTTAACGACTCGGCCAACCAGGTTAAGCCGTGATCGAGCACATTATCGCTCATTGAAGTAACAATACACGGACCGTTGTTGTACCGCTACCCGCTGCACGGATTGCCTTGCCGATATACTTATTCGCTCCTCCTCCATCTGTAGTAACCGCGAGTCCATTCGTTGCATCCCAAAATACCCTTGCCCCGACATTGAAGACCGTCGCCGTTGCTTTTCTTACATCGAATACGCCAGCTACTGCCAGGGCACCTAACGTATTGGCTGGAATCGGTCTAATCGCTACTCCTACCAGGTCGCCCTGTACTACAATGGTCCCGGTCGCAACGTCACTGCTAGGTGTATAGTCGATATAGAAGCCGTCTTGTACAAAGCGTGCTTGCATCGCGTCCGTCTCCTATTACGCAGCACCTTTACTTTTCACACCAGCCCGATATTCCGCAAGCGCAGCACCAAAATCCCAATATACCCGGTACGTTACTCCTAACACGTTCACCTCTGTGTCCAAGCCGAAAAACTCAACGGTGGGTACCTGTACACCATTGAGGTATGCTACCTCAAAGCACGGCACAACGTTCGGGTCGGCAAGCAAATACCATGCTGTGTTCGAGCCGCCAATCGCCGGGTTATTCAATAGCGGTGATACAACCACCTCGAATGCGCCTTCCCAGATATTCTGTGCCCCCTCAATCACTCGCGTATTGCCCACGCCTGTAGCAATATATGTCTGGGCAGCCATCAACCGCTTCGCTGTAACCTCCAGTGTACTAGGTACTAAAAGAATCCGCGGCTCGACAAGCAGCGGCAGGCCGCTTGCGTCCTTCATATCTCGGAACTTCTGTACAGCTGTTCCTAAACTATCAACGGACAATGCACTAGTCGCGCCCTCGAAGTAATTGCCACGATCGCTAGTAAAGAAACTGGTGCCATTCCCGGTGCTGTTAATCAGTTCATATAGTGCTCGTTCGCGGGCCAACACTGCTTTTTGTCCTAGTATAGTCGCGGCCCGAGTCAGTGCACCTAAGTCGTCATTGATGAGATCTTGTCGCGTTATACTCAGAATCGCACCGCGTGTCGAGATCTGCCTTGTGTAACTTTCTTCACCTAGCGCTAGATGCTTCAACTCGCCATTAGGAGCGACAGGTTGTAATTCCCCTGTAATCGCTAACGAGAAAACCGTATGGGTATGAAAATTCGTTACGCTCACAGCAGCGGCGATCTTGGGTACAGTAGCTGGTGCTGCTTGAAAAGCGGCCGCGAGTGCTTTGTTCGCTACTGCACCCACAATACCTACGAGCTCAGACATCGAAAATGCCGCGCGGATCCACCTGGCCGATCCAGGTGAATCGTCTAGGTCGATTCCCCTCATCGACGCCAGCTGCTGCGCCATCCACTGAATGCCCCTTGAGCGATAGCGGTCTGCCTCTGTGACCACCCGCTCTCCGTATTCACGTATAACTATATGTTCAGGGACACCATACCGCAAACATGCTGCCGCCTCAAGGTGCTGTACTGTTCTCGGATCACGTGCTACCTGTATAGCTGGTGCGTGAGGACGCTCTGCTCTTAATACAGCTAGTGCTGTTTTGTTCACATCCCAGCCCTCACGAATCGCTTGCTCCTCAATCTCCGGATGCCGCCCACCACAGATCATACGAATAGCCAATACGCGTGATGCCTCTGTAGCATGCACATCCGATCCTGTTGTCCCGCCATCGACTTGCTTGTGGTTAGTATCGACCGTAGCTTCCATAGATCTAGGCTCCTGTCCACTAGCTACCACGCTTGCCCTCGTGTTATCGTCGGCACCTAAATCGACAAAACTAATCTCCCCTAGTCGTGCCCTGCGGACCACGTTGATCGGTCCTTCAAATTCCTTACCATTGACCACTACCTTCTGCCCCTCATCAATAAACTCAACATCCTCGACATCTGCAGCTATCGATGCTTGCCAAGGGAAACCGTGGCGTGCAGATATTACTATCTCCCTCGCTGCTGGTGTATCACGAGATACTACCCCGGTCGCTATTACTCGATCACCATCAACGTAGATCGAATTTGTATGTCCTACACCCTGTGACTCATCATGAGCAAATCGTACAGGACGGTTTTGCGAAGGGATAACAAGCCCTGCTAAATCAATGACCACCGGATACCGCCAACCGCTTACCCGTATCGCTCTACCTGTATAAGCGATCATCGAAAAGCGGGGAAGCGCAGGCTGCCCTATCTCTTCTACCGAATCCGCAGCCTCAATCGTTACCCCCCCAGGCTCACATATCAGCGTGAGTCGTGACGTTCCATTCACTCGTGACTGGCGCTCACATACAGCCCGGCGTTGACTCGTATCAGGAAACTCCTCGACCATAACAGGATCGGACATACAGCGGACAATAAACTCGTCGTATGATTCGTTTGGTTGCCGTTCAGGAAGCGGCATCGTATCCCTCCTCTTTTAGCTCATCATCGATTCTGGATACTGGTACACTATGGTTTAGCGTTAACCCTAGCTCGTGCATTAACCGTAGCTCGGCTGCCCGCTGACGCAGAGCTTCCTCCCAATCCCGCCCCTGGCGAGCATACTCATAGGCCAGCGTCGTCGTGTGGTTAGCTAGTCGTGTTGCCTGGGCGGTAGCTTCTTTCACCGGATCCACATGTTCGTGACCATCCCAAAACCACTGATGCGGCCATTCCGGGTATACTCCTACATCCTCCTGCCATAGGGAGGGGATAAGAACCGCCTCATCTAACCACGCTGATAGAATCCGGTCAAGGACAACAGTTTCTAGGTGCGACTGCTCGACTCGTAGTGTTTTGTAATACGTTTGATGATCCAACCGCCCCGACGCGTAGTTATACCCACTTGAATTCCCGGCCGCGATATTAAACGGCATGTTAAGACAGCGGGCAATCTCGTTTAGAACCTCCCGCTTGAATTCTGCATAAGTCGTAGCCGGCTGCGCTGGTTGTAACTGCGACATTTTCCAGCCGCCTGGCATAGTGACTAATGCCCGTTGTTCTAACTCAATCGGCTCAAACGGTTCAGCCGGATCCGCCTCACCACCAGGAGGTGCGTCAGTGTACAAAATGCCAGCGAAGTCAGCAGCTGTCTCAGCCGCTGCTAAAACAGCTAGCGTGAATCGCCTTAGCTGTGCAAAAAGAGGTAATGCTGGCGTGATATCGGGGATTCCCCTTACCTGCCCCGGCCGGTCCACTCGAAACCAATGGATAACCGCGTCAGCCGGTACCCTATCATATTCCATATTCCATGATACACCTAAGTCACCCGGATGCTCACGAAGAATATGATACTCAACCGGATTCCCGTGCTCATCAAAAACAATCCCGTCTACTGTACTAGTGTCCAGCGGATCAATATCAGGTGTAGCTACCTGATCCGCTTCAACTAGGCGTATATCTAGTTTTACCGGCGTCGGGAGTTTTGGATTAGTCGTGAGAAGAGCAAACGCCTCACCATCTTGCACTCGTGCTATACACATCGTCCGCAATTTTTCGGCAAGCCCCACGGCCTTCGCCCACCGGCCGAACTCCCTTTCTAGCTGCCGGTTCACCTCTGCACTAGAGGTGAGCATCTGTAACCTAGGCCCGCTACCAACTAAGTCGTTGGCCAGAGTTAGAATGATACCGCGTGCGTAGCTATTGTTAGCTACCTCATAGCGGGCCCGGTTCCGCAGGACACGCCTTACCTCTGGGCTGTTAGCAGCCCGGGCTGATAGACTATCTGCAGCTGCCCAGTGCCTGCGGTTTTCATCAGTAGTTATGGCCGCGTCGTAGCGGGCTCGCATCACGCGCGAGGCCCGCCACGGACGCGATACTACCCTATGTGACCATAACCACTGGCGTACCCACCTGAACATCAAGACACCCCCGGGGGAACGAGCTTGTTAAATTTCAACCCTCGGCGTTTTTCCTCAACCGCCTCTTTTGTCGAGAGATAGCGGTCTACCTCAATCAAGTCACGCAACGAATGTTGTTCGACCGAGCCCGCATCAGAGGTAACACGGGCCGGCTTCTCTGCATTCTCGCGAATAATATTTTCAAGCGTCTTATCAGCCATCGATTACCTCCATGAGCTATACCCATGATCACCTGTTCCCCATATTATCTACACCGTTTAGGAGTTAACCAGCAGGACATTTTCCACAAATTTCAAAATCATGCTATATATAGCGTCCTACTACCCGGGAAGAGGGAGACGACTCATAGGTGATTATCCTTCTACCACAGTGCCGGCATACCCTCCGGCGGCGGACACGCCCATCGCGTAGAGGTTCAGTATGGGTAGTACGCCAGTGAGTACACCCACACCGTGGGCAAACAATACCACGGGGTACCCCCTCGACTTCGGGGCGAGGTATCTTATCCATAACTACGACGGCTCCGTTGTAGTGTAGCGAAACTAATCCGACGGCGTTCTTTGTCAGACTCTAGGGCCATCCCTGGTAACGTTACCCCCTGAATCGATGCCGCTACTGTACACCCTACCAGGCAGTCAAGCCAGTGGTTATCCCCTCCCGCAGGGCGCAACCTCCACTCGTCGACTATCCTCCCACGCGCTTCGGTCTTTACTCGATACTCAGCTGTTAGATGTTCACCAAATAGACGGTGGCGTTCTGGCCTATCCCCAAACAGTGATAGGCACCCGCGATCACCTATCGTTACAGCTAGCCGGGCATAGACAAACGACTTCCAGAAATTCGTATCGTAGATCACATATCGCACGGCCCGCCGCCCCTGAACATTTGGAATACGCCAGTTAAGCCCCACACGGTCACCCGGCTTGCGGTGATAGTCGTTGAGCGGCCGGCTTGATGCACCTATAAAGCGCCCATGGCTGGGCATAAGTACACTAGCATAAGGCGATCGTCGGCAAAACTCATATATCACGTCAGTCGACTGTCCCCAGTTAGCATCCACTAGGCAGCGTTCAATCCTTAGATACGCCCCATCCTCCCTTGGAAACTCACGACCTAGATAATCACCTGTTAGTGTTTCTAAACCGCTGTACAGCGCCCCCTCCACACCACTAGCTTTAGTTACCTCAATCAGTGTCGGCCTAGCATCACGGAGGGTAAAATATGACTGCTGTTGACGAGGATAGGTCCCATAGTCAATCACATAACCAGTAAAATCATCTTCCCATGCCGTCACAACAAAAAATAGCAGGTTCTGTTGCACATCGATGAACATCGTTACATGATTACATCCGATCGGTACCTCACCCCGTGGTATTCGATTTACCTTCATAGCAATTTGGTCTGCCGTTAGGTCCTGATCACGGGCCGGCTCTTCAGGTAGCGGCTCGTTCTGATACTCGGCCCAGAATGCCCGCTCATCTTGTAGTTTGAGGTTCATCGCATGCTGTACAGCTGATAACTCGTCATGATTGTAGCGCTCTGGCCATGCAACAATAGCACCCTCATCCATAGCCTCACGATTCTGGCGATAAAACTCAGTCGCTTCCTCACCACGTCCTCCACGACGAAAACTTTCAGCACGTAGCTCGGCATACTTTTGCCAGAGCTTCTCGTTCGTAGGGAAACGATAGACAAGCTTTGTACGCTCACCGTTCCATTCCGGGTGCTTATCTCGATTGAGGATATTATCAGCCATATCACCAGGTCGGATTACTGTACATGGCATCACCCCGGCGATCTTTTTCCCTGGGCCCGCTAAACCTAACACGGCCCCAGCGAGAATACTTTCCCGCGTTGCACACTGTGAAACACTACGGGCACTTTCATCCGTCTGCGGATCATCGAGGATTACTAAGCTCGGTCTAACGGTCGTTCCGTCTACCCGCTTGTGCTTCATACCACGAATCCGCCCGGTCAAGCCCGCCACTTTGATAATCGCCCCGCTAGCTTTGCTACCCGGGATCGTAGGCAGAACAATCTCCTTTGCGGTCCACACAATATGAGTACGCTGGCCTTTGTACAGCTGTCCAGCACAGCGATTCGCAATACCCTCAAGACAGCGAATCGGGTATACCACCTCAGGGAAGTCTTCTAGAAGCAGATCGTTCTCTTCT